GAAAAACCACGTTATAAAGGAAAATTGATTAGCATGTGGAGGTTAATTCCCGAAAAGCTTATGCCGCCGACAAGATTGGTAAGATACTGTTGCTCTACGCTGAAAGAAACTGGATGTGCAAACCGGTATATCGCAACCGGAGTAAGATGGGACGAAAGTACTTCCAGATTGAAAAGGGAAGAGTTTGAAAAGCTCGGACAAACCAAAAAAGAGAAAGAAAAATTTACGAAGATAATGCTGATGGAGGATAACGATGCACGAAGACGGATGAGTGAGCTATGTATGCAGCAGAAAAAAATGATTGTAAATCCTATCATAGATTGGACGCATAGTGATATCTGGGGATATATAAATTCCGAGAAAATAGAGACGTGCGAGCTGTACCAGTGCGGATATGATCGTGTGGGGTGCATTGGTTGCGTGATGGCAGGAAAGAAACGATACAAAGAATTTGCAGACTTCCCGGAATACAAGAAATTATACATACATGCGTTTGAAAGAATGTTACAAGAAAGAACAAGGAGAGGAAAAGAGAATACGTGGAAAACAGGAGAAGAAGTTTTTAACTGGTGGATGGAAGACAAAAACATACCAGGGCAGATGAGTATAGAAGACTTTATTACGGAGGAATGACTAATGGCGAAAACAGAAGAAACATGGATGGACGGGATCACAACAGAAATGATGGAGCATATATGCGACAACCTGTGCAGGTATCCAGATCAGCTAAGTGAAATGGAACTGGAAGATAAATGCGCAGAGTGCAAGATGGGACGGTTTGTGCGCGATATTTTGAACCAATATAACAAGGTGAATGATTTTACAAACAGCCAGTGTGCGAAGTTGATGAATCAGATGCATGAGCTGAAAGAACGAGATACGGCAAAGAAGCCAATCAAAACAAATGATGATACAGGGATAAGATACACGGATTCTTATCGATGCCCGAATTGCGGAGGAAGCTTTGCAGGTACAGGAATTTCAGAATTTTGTTATCATTGTGGACAGCGTTTGAAGTGGGAGGGATAAATTATGCGAGAAATCCTTTTTAAAGCAAAGAGAAAAAGCTGGAAAGAACTTCCGAAAGAGGAATGGTGGGTTGAAGGATATTTATTTGATGATGGAATGCCAGAACCGAAACATTATTTTATTGGCGGGATAATCGTTAAACCGTATGAAGGTACAGCATGCGACAAATGGAATGTAGTTGGCATTGATTTTTATGAGATTGATATAAACACCCTCTGCCAGTACACCGGACTTACCGACAAGAATGGTAAGAAGATTTGGGAGAATGACCTTTTAGGACACAAACTGAATCGCGTTGAATTTTTAAATGGAACATACTGCATAAATGGAGATAGATCTTTATTTTTCGAAGCGAACACAAATGAAGTCATTGGCAATATTTTTGACAATCAAGAGATGTTGGAGGTGGAGTGATGAACGCATTAGAGAAGATCGTGGAAGAAATCGAATCCATGAAAAATGACGCCTACGAAACACTGAAGGAAGAAAAGAAAAGACATGGAGCGAGCAAAACAGCAGAAGAGCTGGAAAGCTATCTTTATGGCTTGACCTGTGCAGTAGATATTGTGGAGAAATATGTGGGTAAGGAGAATGTGGAATGAACGTACTAGAGAAGATCTTGGAAGAGATTGAAGATCATGCGATAGAGTTTGAATCATTCGGAATGTGTGATGATTATGTGAGTATTAGATGGATAAAAGAAATCATTCGTTCCCACATGGACGAAGTCCAGAAGTGCGGAGAATGCAGCCGAAGAAAATGGTATCAGAAAGGATATGAAGACAGCAAGAAAGACAATGACTGGATTCCTTACTCAGTACAAAATATGCCTAAGAAAGAAGATGTATATCTTGTAACGTGTGACGATGAAGAATATCCGGTAAAGAGAATGAGATTTAAAGAGGATTTATGGTACTGGACTTACGGGATATATGACGGAAGAATTTTGGCGTATCAGTCGTTACCAGAACCATACAAGGAGGAATAACATGGACATTTTAATCACAATCGCATCCCTAGCCCTGTACTATATCCTGGGGCTTGGAACAGTGATTACTTTAAAAACAGGAATCGAAGAGGAAGTAGAACTTGAAGGAGCAGATTACCTTCTGGCTGGAGGATTCCCAATACTGCTATTTGTGGTGTTTTTAGATTGGATTGTGCGAAAGATAGTGAGGTAAGAAAATATGAAAAAATTTAATTGGAATGAATTTAAAAATAAAGACAATAAGATTGCAGTGCACTGCAAGACCGAGGAAGAGGCGAAAGATTTCTGCAGGCAGATGCACGGACAAGGGATGAAGTGGCGTAACGGAGAAAGCTATTTGAAAAATACAAATTACTATATGCACAACGAAGGAATGTGTTATTACGGTGATGGAGAATGGTCATCTTTAGATATTGCAGAAAATTACAATTATAAAATACTGGAATGGAGTGATTACATGCAGAAAGAATTTACAAAGTCAGATCTAAAAGACGGAATGGTGGTGGAATACAGACGCAAGGACTATGGAAAGAGAATGGTGGTTGGAAATATGCTAATTGGAGAAGAGGGGAGCCATAGACTCGAAGCCTACGAGAATGACTTAACACAAGGATATGCAGAAAGCCAACTTAGCATCATCAGAGTGTATAAGATTAAAAATGAAAGAAACTTCAAACATATTATGGATGATGATAACCTCGAACTCATCTGGGAGCGCAAAGAGCCAAAGAAGATGACAGTGGAAGAAATGCGGAAGAAGTTGGAAGAGTTGACGGGAGAACAGATTGAGGTGACGGCATGAGAGGAACCTTAAAGCACAGACGCAGCGCAAAAGAAATGAAACGGGATCGAGAAGATCATTTTGCTGATCTGGCTGAACATGAACCAACAGAAGAAGCGAAGAGACGGATGCAGAGACAGGCATACAAGACACACACGGTGGAAGATTTCCTGAAAAAGGTGGGAATAGATACGAAAAGGAGCGTTGTGGATGAAAAATGAAGAATATTGCATAGAGGGATATAAGGCACTTGCGGCTGCAGTAGTGAGTAAGGCGGTACAGGATTATAGGCTTGCATTGCGAGAGTTATACAGGAGACCACACAACAGGGATGCACAGCACACGAAAAAGGAATGCGAAATATTTTTCCGGAGGGATATTGGACTATACTCCGATCTGGACGGAGAAGCAATTATAAAGGCGGTACGGGAAAGAGTAGAAAAGGAGATGAGACGTTGAAGCAGGAATACTTTAAAAACTACAAGAGCAATAAATCGGAGCTTGAGTCCTTGGAAAAAGTACTGGACAAGCTTAAAGCAAAAAGGGAAGATATCCCGATTGTTGCCGGGAAGGTGTCGAAATCAGCAGATGAGTTTCCGTACATAGAGCAGAGAGTGACGGTGGAAATGAGGGAACCGAGAGCGTCTGATGAAGTAGAGGAGAGAATCCGAAAGAAAGAAGCGAGAAAGAGAGAGGTTGAACACCAGATAAAAGCCGTAGAGAGATTTATCGGTGAGATGCCAGAGGGAAGAGACAAAGATGTAATGGAGATGCTTTATCTAGATGGAATGACGCAAGAAGAGGTTGGGAAAATGCGTGGATACACCAAAGGGAGAATATCGCAGATAAACGCGAAATACACAAAAGATTAAACACATTAAACTTTTTGCTATGTTACAATTATAATGTAATCAGTGTATGGTTACGGAATAAATTAACTTTTTCCAACATGTACACTGCCGGACTTTCACCCTTTCTCGTCTGGCGGTGTTTTCATGTGGAGTATAGCATCAATGGTAGATGCGCAGGGTCGCGCCCTGTGTCCTTGGTTCGATTCCAAGTGCTCCGCTTTGCGATGTGAGTATACAGGCTGCACAGCTGAGGTCTGTTCTGGGAGTGCACACCGGACTTACATTGCAATGGTACCAAAACGCAGATATCCGCAGATCTGCAAAACAAACAAAAATAGATTCAGCAATCTATATTTAGTGTAATCAGCGTACCCGAGTGCGGATAGGGTAAAGGATGTCAGTAAAAGGCATCCTACGGGTGTATAGCTCAATTGGTAGAGCAATCGGCTGTTAACCGATGTGTCGTAGGTTCGAGTCCTACTATACCCGTTGTGGACTACTGCAAGTTCCCTCCTTGTGTTATAGAATCCAGTAAAGTTGCCAAGTTACGTATTTCATTTTTGTGGTAGTTCTAAATATCAAAAAAGTTGAAAAAGTTCATAGAATAGAGTATCATGGAAATTAATTCGAGAAAAGAGGGAATAACTATGAGTATATATTTGTTGTGGGGAATGCTTGCACTTCTTGGTTTTGTTTTTGTTATCATTTTTTTATATACAATATGCTGTATGTTTAAGTATATAAGAAAAAAAGAAAAACGAGATGACCATATCTTTGTATTATTTGAGAAAAATATTGGTTGTCTGGTAACAATAAGTATAGCATTAATTGCGAATTTGTTGAGTCTCAATAGTTACAATCATCAAAAGGATCAGGATGCTCATTCACGTTTAATAGAAAAATTGACTTACTCGTATGTGCAACCGTCTAAAGATGCAATAAGAAATATTCAAAATAATTTAGAAAGAGCTGATTTACAAATTCCAATAAAAATAGATGTTCGTACAGGAGAGGTGTATAAATTTTCAATTATCGAATTTAGTAACAATAGAATTGAGGACATAGATCCTGTAAATGCAGCGACAATTAGAACAGAAGAATACGAAGATCCTGAAAGAGTATTAACTTTGAAATTAAATAAGGAAAATGAACACTTCGAAGATGTTACTTTGACATATTATATACTGCTTGAAGGCATGGATGGCACTAGGAGTTTGGATAGGCTGCAGTTTACAGTGAACAGGTTTTTAGAAGTAACAGAGTGGAACCCTACATACTATACTTCAGTGATAGGATTTAATTACTTCAGCGAAGGACTTAAAGAAGAATACAAAGAATATAGAGAATTATATGAAATCCTGAAAGAAGAAAATATATTGTAACAAGGAGACACTTCGGTGTCTCTTTTTTGCGCTAAAAATTAACAGATTGGAAGGTGGTGAGTCCTATGACAGAAAAACAGAAAATATTTGCAGATGAGTACTTGATTGATCTAAATGCCACACGGGCTTACCGCGTTGCATATCCAAGCGTAAAGAAAGAAGAGTCAGCAGCAGTAAATGGAAGCAAGTTGCTAAGAAATGCTAAGGTTGCAGAATATATTACCGAAAGAATGGAAGAGCGGCAGAAGCGGACGGAGATCACGCAGGATCGAGTTTTAAATGAACTGGCTGCCATTGCTTTTTCCAAGGCTTCAGACTACGCGAAAGTAGTTGAGAAACAGGCTACAGCAGAAGTAGATGGAAATATTATTCCGCTCGTAGGAGAAGACGGAGAACCGATTCTGTATCGGACCGTAGAATTGGAGCTTACAGATAACCTTACTGAGGAACAGCAGCGAGCCCTCGGAACGATTAAAAAGGGGCGCGATGGATTGGAACAGAAGCCCTGCGACAAGGTAAAGGCGCTCGAGCTTCTCGGCAGGCATTTAGGTATGTGGAATGACAAGCTGGATGTAGCAGGAGATATGGACATGAAGATTGTAGTAGACTATGGTGATGAAGATGAAGGAAGTTAATGTTGGATTTAACAGAAATTTTAAAGAATTCAATGAGTGTAAGAAACGATATCGACTGGCAAAAGGCTCTGCCGGATCCGGAAAGTCGGTAAACATTGCACAGAATTTTATCATCAAACTTGGCGATCCAAAGTATAAAGGTGCAAATCTCTTGTGCGTCCGGAAAGTAGACACAACAAACAAGGATAGCACCTATGCAGAATTGAAGAGTGCAATATATAAAATATACGGGGATAAAGCAGGATTATTCTGGCAGATCAGAAGTAATCCAATGGAGCTGATCTCGAAAGTGACAGGAAATAAAGTGATTTTCCGAGGAATGAAAGATGATGGACAGCGAGAAAAAGTAAAGTCTATCACATTTGATGTCGGAAAATTAACATGGATATGGATTGAAGAAGCAACGGAGCTATATGAAGCGGATGTCGATATTCTCGATGACCGACTCAGAGGTGACTTGTCATTCAATCCATTTTTGTATTATCAGATCACGTTCAGCTTCAATCCGGTGTCAGCAACGCACTGGTTAAAAGCAAAATATTTCGACATAAAAAGTGATGATGTATACACACACCAGTCTACGTACCTGCAGAACCGGTTCATAGATGAAGCGTATCACCGGCGCATGATGATGCGTAAAGAACGGGATCCGGATGGGTATCGGATTTACGGACTTGGTGAATGGGGAGAGACTGGAGGTCTTATCCTTACAAATTATGTGGTTGAGGAATTCGATACATCCACTGATCGATTTGATTACATGGTAAATTCTCAGGATTTTGGATTCAACCATGCGAACTGTATCGGGGAGGTTGGATTCAAAGATGGAGATATCTACTTATGCCGGGAATTGTATGTATTTGAAAAAGATACATCAGAGATCATACAGTTGGCTGAGGGAAAATTCCAAAAACGAATCACCATGTATTGCGATTCTGCCGAGCCAGACAGGATTAAGATGTGGCAGAAAGCAGGATACAGAGCATGTCCGGTCAAGAAAGAGCCGAACAGTGTAAAAGCGCAGATTGATTATTTGAAGCAGCATACCATACATATCCATCCGTCTTGCGTAAACACGACTAAGGAGATTCAGCAGTGGAAATGGAAAAAGGATGAGAAAACGAACACATTCACGGATGAGCCAGTGAATTTCTTTGATGATGCAATGGCGATGCTCAGGTATTCTATTGAGCAAGAGAGAAAAGGTAAGGTGAAGTTAAAGACCTTTAGAGGAGGAATATAAAATGAATGGGAAAAGACCATACAGATTGCCGGAACCGCTTTTATGTTCCGCTGATAAAGAAATCAATATGACATTGATAGATGAATACATTAGAAAGCATGAAGAACGAATGCCAAGGTACAGATACCTTGAGAATCTATACAAAGGATTCCATGATGTATTCCGTCTTCCGGAAAAGGAGTCATGGAAGCCGGATAACCGACTGGCAGTGAATTTCCCAAGGTATATCACAGAGACCTTTTTGGGATATGCCTATGGGATTCCAGTTAAAAAATCACATCCAGACGAAAAAATAAAAGATGCGATCCTTGAATTTGACCGGGATAATGATATCTCTGACCAGGAATATGAGTTGGCGAAGAAGTGCTGTATCTACGGACATGCATTCGAGTATTTTTACCAGGACGAAGAAGCAAAGACAAAGACAGTAGTCTGCAATCCAAAAGAACTGTTTGTTGTCTACGATGATACCGTAAAGAGCCGCGCTCTATTTGCTGTCAGATATGGGAAAAAAGACGATAATGTCACAAGGTATGGCGAGATACTTACAAGGACAGAAATTATCCCATTTGACGGAGAAAAGATGCAGGAGGGAATGCCGAACCCATATGGTCGCATCAACTGTGTTGAATATGTACTGAACGATGAGAGAATCGGTCTGTATGAAGAAGTGGCCGGTATGGTAGAAACATACAACCGAGTGATCGGAGAAAAGGCAAATGACGTAGATTCTTTCGCAGAAGCGTATCTTGCAGTGCTTGGCGCTGAACTGGATGAGGAAGGCGTTTATAAAATTCGTGATAATCGGATCATAAACCTTTATGGTACAGACAACGCAAAAGATATTATCGTGCAGTTTCTTGGCAAACCTACGGCAGACGGAACACAGGAAAATCTTTTGAATCGGCTTGAGGATTTGATTTATCAGACAAGTATGGTAGCGAATATCTCAGATGAATCGTTTGGAAATGCTTCTGGAACTTCCCTTGCATACAAATTACAGTCTATGAGCAATCTTGCACTAACGTTCGACCGCAAAGCTGAAAAGTCCATGAGGAAACGGTATAAACTGTTTTGCTCTCTTGCAACGAATGTGTCAGATCGGGATGCATGGAAAGATATTGATTTTACGATGAGTAGGAATATCCCAAAGAATTTACTTGAAGAAGCACAGACAGCACAAGCACTTGAAAGTATCGTGTCCAAGGAAACACAGCTGCAGGTTCTCTCGATCGTCAAGGATGTTTCAGAGGAGATTGATCGAATGGAGAAAGAGGACAAAAAGAAGCAGGAAACAATCGTAGAGAAGCGGATGTTCGGAGGCGCGGAAGATGAGCAGCAGGACGTACTGGAAGAATAGGGAAGAAGAACAGAGGAAGAAGAATATCAAGGACGAAGCTGAATACGCGAAAGAGATTGAGAAGATCTATGTGAATATGATGGATGAAATCCAGAAAGAGATCAATGGATTCTATACACGATATGCAAAATCAGAAGGGATCACAATCGCAGAGGCAAAAAAGCGGGTATCTAAAATGGATATTGATGCATACAGTCGAAAAGCAGCACAATATGTTAAGGATAAGAATTTTTCGAAAGAGGCCAATGAGGAAATGAGACTTTACAATGCAGCTATGAAGATTAACCGATTGGAAATGCTAAAAGCAAATATCGGCATGCATCTTGTCGGCGGATTTGATGAGTTGCAAAAGTATTTTGAGCAGATTCTGACTGAGAAAACACTGGAAGAATTTGAACGGCAGGCAGGAATCCTTGGAAAATCCATCCAGAACAATGCGAAGATGGCACATTCGATCGTGAACGCTTCTTTCCACAATGCGAGATACTCAGACCGTATTTGGATGTATCAAGATATGCTGAAAGCTGAATTGTCGAAGCTATTACAGACTGGTTTGATACAGGGTAAGAATCCAAGAACACTGGCAAGACACCTTACCAAACTGTTTGGAGTAAGCCGGGAAAATGCAGAGCGACTGATGATAACGGAGCTGTCGAGAGTGCAGGCAGAAGCGCAGAAACAGTCTTATATCCGCAATGGATTTGATGAGTATGAGTTTATCGCGGAGCCGACAGCCTGCCCGATCTGCCGGGCTTTAGATGGAAAGCATTTTAAGGTATCAAAAATGATGCCAGGAGAAAATGCACATCCAATGCATCCACGTTGCCGGTGCAGTACAGCAGCATATATGGATGACAAAGAATATGATGAATGGCTGGACGGGTATTCTGAGCACGGGATGGATTTTGAAACTTGGAAGAACAGGGTTGAAAAGAAATCTGTGTTTGATATAATAAAAGCAGATAAAACAGTCAGCGGACATTCTGGAACGCCTAAAATGGCAGAGGCAGGAGCGGTAATAGACCATATCGGAAAAGACGGGAAAGTAGATGTAAGAGCTTTTTACGGAGAGTCGAAATTAAAATTTAAAGATATCCATACAACCGCACACGGGAATCCTAAGCAGCATCCTTATGGAAATCATGGGGAACACGCGCATGACTATACATGGGGAGAAGACGGCAGACTGAAGGATAAGACAACTCGCGAATTAAGCGAAGAGGAAAGAAAGGAGAATGGGGATATATTATGAATAAAGATGAATTAAGACAAATTTTATCTGAGTGTTGCAATGATATTTCTTTCTCTTACAGAGGATTGTCATCTGGAGTGACAGTTGAAGTTCATAATTATGTTCCGACATATCAAGTGTGGCATGGCGATGACGTGAAAGAGTATGATAATGTGGATAAAGTTATGAATGATAAATTTTATAGTGGAAAGTCGTTAAACGATCTAGTAAAAGAAGTAGAAATTGAAGCAATGTAATACCATCGGTCGAGCGGGCTGATGGTATTTTTATGCGCATTTTGGAGGTGATGTAATTTGATTGAGGTGAGAATCCGTCCAGAGCGAATTGAAATCTCTGGACACGCCGGGTACGCTGAATATGGAAAAGACATTGTTTGTGCTGGTGTTACGGCGCTTACACAGACGCTGATTCAGTCGATTGATGACTTAACGGATGATGAAATAGAATACAGAATATCTCCCGGAAAGGCTGAGATAGAATACAGGAATCTGTCAGAGAAATCAAAAACTCTGGTGGATTCCTTTTTCGTTGGCATTCGCTTGATTGCCGATGAGTTTCCGGATTATGTAGCAATTATGTAATTCGCGCCCAAGTCTTGAAGGCGTAAAAAGCTAGGGGAAAGGACCATGAAGAATGTCATTAAACTTTTAGGAGGTAAAGAAAATGAAGAGCAGGATGTTTAGAATGCTGCAGTTATTTGCAGAAGAAACCGTAGATCACACAGCAGAACCTGATGCGGTGAAAGATAGTGTTAATCCGGAAAACACATCTGGTGATAGCGGGGAAGAAAAGAAGTACACAGACAAGGATGTGGATGCGATTGTAAACAAAAGATTCGCAAAATGGAAAACTGAGCAGGAACAGGCGGTAAAGAGTGCTAAGGAAGAGGCAGAAAAGCTGGCAAAAATGAATGCTGAGCAGAAACAGAATTACGAGATCGAGAAGTTGCAAAAAGAGAATGAAAAACTGAAGCAGGAGGCTGCAAAGGTTGAGCTTAGCAGAAGCGCCACAGGCATTCTTGCAGAAAAAGGAATTGAAGCAACGCAGGATGTTCTTGATTTTGTTGTAGGGAATGACGCTGATGATACGAATGCAAAAATTGATAAGCTTGTAAAAATCGTGGAATCCCAGCTTAAGAAAGCCGAGATCGCCAGAGCAACCGGAACTACACCAAAAACCATGACGAACTCAGGAAGCCAGTTGTCTGAATTTGAAAAGAGACTTGCAAAGTATAAATAAAGGAGAATGTGAAGATGAAGAATAAAGAATTTATGATGTTACAGTTATTTGCGGCAGGAGACAACAATGATATGCCGGTAAGAAGCTACCAGCTTGAGTTTAAAAGCCTTTTGGAGGTAGTATTTAAAAAGATGTCTTATTTCGCGGATTTTTTCGTCGGCGAACTTGAGGTACTGGATGGAGTCAGAGAAAATGAAACAGCCTTTTATGTAAAAACATCAGACATTCCGGTTGTGGTTGGAACTGGGTACGATAAAACAGCTACGAAAGCGTTTGGAACGGGAACAGGGAACTCTAGCCGTTTCGGGGAGAGAAAAGAGATTATCTACGCGAACACGCCGGTTAATTACTCTTGGGGATGGAATTACCACGAGGGAATTGACCGACACACGGTAAACAATGATTTTGACGTTGCGGTAGCAGATCGCTTGGAACTGCAGGCGAGGGCTAAGACAAAGCAGTTTAACAAGCAGCACGGAAAATTTATTTCCACATCTGCCGGAAAAACTTTAAGTGTTACTGATTATACAGAAGACAATGTATTAAAGCTGTTTAATGAGCTGTCTAAGTATTTTAACAACATCGAAGCAGTTGGAACGAAAAAAATTAAGGTTTGCTCCGATCTGTACAATGCCGTTTCGGATCATCCTTTGAATACAACTGCTAAAAACTCTACTGTAAACATTGATGGCAATGAAGTTGTGAAGTTCAAGGGATTCCTTGTAGAGGAGATTCCGGATGAATTATTCCAGTCTAAAGAATGCGCCTATGCATATATTGCCGGAGTTGCAAAAGCATTTACCGGAATTAACACAGCGAGAACGATTGAATCGGAAGACTTTGACGGAGTAGCTCTGCAGGGAGCTGGTAAGGCTGGAGAATTTATTCCAAATGACAACAAGAAAGCTGTAGTTAAAGTGTCGGTGGGGGAATAGCACCCCCTGAAGACCTCGCCTTGGTAGGCAGGGGGAAAGTCGGAAAGGCAAAAGTAGGTAAAGCAAAATAGGAGGTATGAGTTATGGCATATACAAAGAAAGACTGGGAAGACGGAGAAGTAATTACAGAAGCAGCAATGGACAACATTGAGAACGGCGTATCTGCAAATGATACAAAAAATATACAGCAGGACGGAAAAATCAGCGAGATCGAGGGAAAACTCGTTAATGCAGTTGCCGGATCTAAAGATGGTTTGATGTCTAAAGAGGACAAAACGAAATTAGATGGCATTGCAGCACAGGCAAATAAATACACTCTTCCAGCGGCGAATAAAACAACGCTTGGCGGTGTGAAACAGATGGCTTTGATCGAAGATTTGTCCACAGAAACCGCAACTGACCTGAAAAATAAAATCAATGCGATTCTTGCGGAGATGAAAAAACAGGGTATCATGGCGAATTTGTAAGGAGTTGAAATTGAATGCTGGATGATTTAAAAATTCTTCTGGGAATTGATGTTTCCGATAGGGATTCTGATGAAAAGCTTTTATTGATTCTGGAATCTGTGCGAAATCGTTTGAAACTGCTTCTCGGTGGCATGGAAGTGCCATCGAGTATGCAGCATATCGTTACGGATGTGGCAGTGATCCGTTTTAACCGCATTGGCTCTGAGGGTATGTCTTCCCACAGTGTGGCTGGAGAAAGCACTTCGTACAATGAAAATGATTTTTCCGCCTATATGGACGAGATACAAGCGTATCTTGACTCTGTAGACGGGGCAAAACGGGGGAGGGTGCGATTCCTATGAGGTATGATAAAGCTATATATTTTCAAACGGCAGAACACGGAGCGTACAATCCAGAGACTGGTGATTACGCAGATGACTACGTGACGGAAGTGAAGAAGTATGGAAGTGTTTCAGATACTGGGACAGAAACGATGAATTTAGTTTACGGTGAGATTAAGCAAGGGAGCTTGACCATCCAACTACAGACGCACTATAAGGAGCTATTTCACAGGATTCGCGTTGGAAGGAAAGTATACAGAGTGGATTTTGAACGAAAACTGCGAACAAAGCATGTGTTTGTGGTATCTGAGGTGCAGTGATGGCTACGTTAAAAATCGAAGGAATCGCAACGCTAAATAAAGGCTTGAAGAAGCGGATGGACATGAGCGCGGTCAAGACGGTCGTGAAAAAGAATGGATCTGATATGCAAAGAAAAGCGCAGAGGAATGCTCCAGTCGATACTGGAACACTGAAAAGGAGTATCGGTATTGACATTTCAGACGGCGGAATGACTGCCACAGTAGAACCAACAGCTGAGTATGCGCCTTACGTAGAACTTGGAACCCGATTTATGGAAGCGCAGCCGCATTTAAAGCCTGCATTTGAGGAGCAAAAGAAACAGTTTGAAAAAGATTTGCAAAAGCTTGTGAGGTGAGATATGGATCCACAGCAAGAATTATTTACAAAATTACTTACAGAGATCAAAGCATTAGGATATGACGTATATGACGGCTTCTTACCGCCGGATGGTACGCCGTATCCTTTTGTTTATCTCGCAGACAGCCAATTGATCGATGATGCGAATAAGACCGCTGTGTTTGGCAGTGTCCATCAGACAATCCATGTTTGGCACAACAATCCAAGACAGAGAGGAACGGTATCAAAAATGCTGTTGGCGATCAAAACCACATGCAGAAGACTGGATCATACCGAAAATTTTGCATGGAATGTCCGGAATGTAAATCAAAGGATTTTACCGGATAAGACCACGAAACAACCGCTCTTACATGGGCTGTTAGAAATAGAATTTAGTTTTAGTTAGAGAGGAGAAAAGTATGTTTAAAACAGGACTACAGTTATTTGCAGAGGCGGTATCTGGCAAGAAAATCGTCTATTTGTATCGACTTGCAGGAAAAGCAAAAGAAGAGGCTGCGAAAAATCTTGCGTTTACGACAGAAAATGGAAGAACAAAAAGCAAGGATGCAGACTCTACAGCAACGAAGGATGGAACGATTCGTACACCTGGGGCTGCGGAAACAGAAATCACGGCTACTGCTATCCTTGCGAAGAAAGATAAGTTGATCTCCGAGTTAGAGGACGCAATGGATTCGGATGAGTTGCTTGAAATCTGGGAGGCAAACCTTGAGGATCCGGCAGAACCTGGTCCGAATAAGTTTAAGGGCATGTATTTCCAGGGATATCTCACGGAATTTGAGATCATATCCTCGGCAGATGAAAATGTAGAGGTGTCTCTTACTTTTGGTGTTAACGGCTCCGGAAAACGAGGGGATGTTACTGTAACTGCACAGCAGCAGGAAGTAGCAGCTTATGTGTTTAAGGATACGACACAGGAATCGTAACCCCCTCTGATGATGCCTTGGTCAGTGGTAGGAGATCCGGAAGGGCAAAGAAACAGTTGAGTGATACATAGAGGGCGGTAAGACCGCTCTCTTTTAATGGAGGTAAAAAATATGATGGAATTAACAATTAACGGACAGGTGTACCAGTTTAAATTTGGAATGGGATTTTTGAGAGAAATCAACAAGCAGACAAATATGCCTGTGGATGGATTGCCGGGAGTAAAAAAAGACGTAGGATTCCGATATGCACTTATGAACTTAATAAATGGTGATCCGGATGCATTGGTAAATATCCTTGATGTTGCGAATAAAGGACAGAATCCGAGAGTGACAAGAGACCTTTTAGATGAGTATATCGACGATGAGGACACAGATATTGATGAACTTACAGAAACAGTAATGGGTTTCTTGAAGAGTGCCAATGCTACGAAAAAAGCTACGGACGAGATCGTGGACGCTGTGGAGAAAGAGAAACAGAGAATGGAAGAGGAAGAAGCGAAGAAGAGAGAGCTGATGATGTAGATTTTGAAGAATCCTACAGAGAGGTGGCGTTGAATTGTTTCCGATATCTTGGCTTTAAGAGCTTTGAAGAAGTGGATAGGTTGACAATTCCAGAATACACCTTGCTCATGGAGGCTGTGCAGCTAAGAGAAGTAGATAAGGACTATCGAAATCATCTGCAAGCATTCCTGAATTTTGCTGTGAAAGCAGAGAAAAAGGTCGGAAAGAATAAGACTAAACCAGTTTATCAGAGATTCAGAAAGTTTTTTGATTACGAAAAAGAAGTAGATCGTGTGAGGAACCGAAAGCAAAAAAATGAAAGATTGGACATAATCGGCAGAATGATGAAAGGAGAGTGATGGCATGGCAGAAAGTTTTTCCGTAAAGGCAATATTATCTGCGCAGGATAGAGGATTTACGTCTGCTTTCAAATCTGCAATGGGTACCGTAAGCAATTTAAAAAGCACGCTCACGAGTGGAATAGGGTTCGGGATCATGGCCGGAATTGGGCAAAAGGCATTTGGTGCTGTCACATCCAGTATTGGTGGTATGGTGTCAGAGTTAAATTCTTCCAGCGCTGCATGGAAAACATTTAATGGAAACATGTCGATGGTTGGCAAAGGCGCTGACGAGATTGCATCTGTAAAAAAGGAATTGCAAGAGTTTGCAGAAGATACGATTTATAGTGCATCTGATATGGCGAGTACTTATGCTCAGTTGAGTGCAGTTGGGATTAAAAGTACAAATAAACTCGTGAAGGGGTTTGGAGGTCTTGCTGCGGCAGCTGAGAATCCAAAACAGGCAATGAAAACTTTAAGTCAGCAAGCTACGCAGATGGCAGCGAAACCAACGGTTGCATGGGCAGACTTTAAGCTTATGATCGAACAGACTCCGGCTGGTATATCGGCAGTTGCAAAGGAAATGGGCATGACTACCACAGAGCTTGTGCAGAATGTGCAGGACGGAAAAATCGCGACAGAAGATTTTTTTGATGCTATCGCAAAAGTCGGCACAAATGACGCATTTACGAAGCTTGCTACAGAGTATAAGACTGTAGATCAGGCAATGGATGGTCTGACCGAAACAGTAAGCAATAAGCTGGCACCGTCATTTGATGTTCTATCCGGTCGAGCGATCAAGTCCCTAGACGGGATAATAAATAAAATAGGAGATCTTGATGGGGATGCAATCGCAGGGAAATTAACTGGATTTCTCGATAAAGCAAGTGGGTACTGGAATGTTTTAAAAACAGAAGCATTGGAAGTAAAGACCGCTTTTGGAGATGCTTTTTCCGCAATCGGCGAAGATCTCGGAAAGATCACCGGTGCGTTTGGATCCACGGAAAGCATTAGTTCTTTCGCCGGTGTAATGGATTCCGCAAGCGGAGCCTTACAAACATTCGCTGGATTTTTAGAGGAGCATTCCGAGGTTATTGCGAAAGTGATTCCTCAGATTCCCAAACTTGTTGTTGCGTATAAGGGCTTTAAGATTGCAAAAAGCGTTGCTCCATTTGTAGGTGCATTCACAAGTGCAATTACGGGTCTTGCCGGAGCAGGTATAAGTGCCATCGCAGGAAAACTTTTCGGAATCTCTAAAGGGCAGAGAGAGGTTGGGGTATCGAGCAAAGAAAGTGTGAAAAGTACTATGGAATCTGCGAAAGCATTTATGATGCTCGGTGCAGGTGTCGCTCTGATTAGTGCAGGGTTTTTCCTGCTTTCCCAGGGGGCAAAGGCAGTAGCGGACTCGGGTCCTTTAGCAGTTGCAGTTTTAGTTGGAATGGTGGCAGCGATTGCAGGTCTTTTGATCGTTGCAAAAATGGTAGCTCCGACATTATCCTCCGGCGCAGCTGGATTTGTTGCGTTCGGTGCAGCTGTTGTTTTGGCAGCGGCCGGAATCGCCGTATTAACTATGTCCGCAATTTCCTTGGCAAATGCAGGACCTCTTGCAATTGGAGTGATGTTCGGCCTGATTGTAGCAATTGGTGGATTGATGGTCGTAGCGGCTGCAGTAGCTCCTGTCCTTACAGCAGGAGCTGTTGGTTTGATTGCATTCGGTGTAGCTGCGGCACTTGTTGGAGCGGCAGTATTGCTTGCGAGCGCAGGACTTGCGATCGTTGCAAGTGTACTTCCGATTGTTGCCGAGTATGGCTTACAGGCATCTGTAGCTATCGGGGCGTTAGGTGCTGCAATGACGGTATTTGGAGCTGGTACGATTGCGGCAGGAGTTGGATGCACGGTTCTCGCGGTTGGATTGCTTGCAGTAGGTGTTGCAGTACTTGGTGTCACAGTCGGAGTGGTAGCATTCGGTGTCGCAATGGTAGCAGCATGTGTTGGTATACTTGCAATGGCGGCGGCGCTATTGGCGGTAAATTCCAGTATGAAGTCCATTGCTAAGAACGCAAAGACAGCGCAGAAATCCATTACCAGCATGAAAGATTCTGTAAGCATTGTGAATGATGGACTTGATGCTCTTGGTAACAAGGCGAAAAGTGCGGTGAAATCTATTGTAAGCGCATTTGATAACGGCGCAGGAAAAGCGAGAAACTCTGGACAGAAACTTGGGGACAGTGCAAAAGAGGGTGTACAGAACGGACTACAGCCAACACAGGCAGTCGCAACCAAAACTGTATCTGCAGTATTATCATCCCTGGCTTCCGGTGCAAGCGGCGCATACAGTAGCGGATACAACATAGGGTTAGGCTTTGCGAATGGTATGTCGGCAACCTTAGGATATATCAGATCAGTTGCGGCGCAAATGGCTGCGGCTGCAGATGCTGCAGTCAGGGCAAAAGCAAAAATCCACAGTCCGTCAAGAGTATTTGCGGGGCTGGGCGCCTATGTAGGAGAGGGATTTGCGCTTGGAATTGAGTCGATGTCCAGAAAGGTTGCAGAAGCTACGCAGAACATTGTGGAGATCCCAACATTATCCACAGACATGAGAATGCGAGCTTCAGGTGCTTTGGATTCTGAACTTTCCGGTGATTATTCCTATAACAGAAATGCTACATACACAATCGTTGTGCCGGTTGAGTACAACGGGCGTGAAGCGGCTCGGGTTATAGCGGAGTTTACACAGAAGGAATTGGAAAAACGGGAAAATATGAAGATGATGTTAGGAGGAGAACGTGTATATGTATGAGTTCGTTGATACAAATTCGGTGGGGAATGCAAAATCCATTCCGAGTGAAGCTCTCCAAATTGATGGGAAGTATATTGAAAATCTAATTGATGGATATCGGACTCTATATGTGAGCGGACGTGAACTTCTGGAGTCTGAAATTACGGATAGGGAAATTGATGGAATTGGTGGATCGGAGTACTTGGATAGCCGCAGCGTAACAAGGGATATCACAATTGGGTATCAGATGCTTTGCACATCTCCAGCTGAGTTTCGAGAAAAATTCAATAGGCTCTCTGATGTTTTAAATAAAGAGCAGGCGAAATTGGTTTTTGCGGATGAACCGGATAAATACTTTATCGGAACAAAGTCAAGTGTTGGAGATATAGAACCCGGTAGGCTGAGCGTAAAAGGCGAATTTACTTTTTATTGTTGCGACCCGTGCAAATACTCTACTGCAGAAAAGCAGTTCCCAGGCATCCAGCAGAACGGCTACCAGACAATTACCATCCAAAACAACGGCACCGAATGGGCAGATGTGGACTACGAGATCACGCACCAACACGAAAACGGATTTATCGGACTTGTGAGCCAGTATGGCGTGATCCAACTCGGAAAAGAGGAGGAAGCAGACGGAGAGAATTACAAAGCATCTGAAGAACTGTTTAACGGTTACAGTCTGTTTAAAGACGACCACGGAACGTCTTACCAAAATCCAGAGAATACCACGCAGGGAACGTTGGAAGTACGGAATGTTGCCGGATATAACGTTATGGCATTAAAAGGTGGACAAGCAACATCCGGATACTGGAACGGTGGAATGAAAACACTTACTATCCCGGTGGACAGCGAGGGAAGACGTGGTGCGAAGAATTTTTATTGTTATACGCAGCACTGGTTCGAGACAGGCTTGATGGGGCAGACAGGAGCGCAGACCATTGCGTTTCTGACAGGCGATAATAAAGTAATCTGCGCAATGTCTATCAACAAGAGTGATTCTGTCGGAAACACGGCTCGTGTCGAGTGGTTTGCTCCCGGAAACACCTTAATCAGACGAGAAGAGTTCCAACCGACAGCCTACGAGGGCAATCCGTTTAATCTTAAAATGGGATGCCACAACGACTTTTTAAAAGAGGGAGAAAAGCTGCGGATTTTTTGGTATGGGACTTACATGGAGCGAAATATACCGGAGATCAAGGACATGGAATGTGAGAAGATACAGGTCTGGATTGGACAGTGGGGAGATCGAAATCTTTCGAACCAGTACGTTACGCACAATTATTTAAAAAGCATCTGGTTTCGTAAGGACAACGTGGAAAAATATCAGGATGTGCCAAACCGGTACCGTGCCGGAGATGTGGTGTCTATAGACGGGGAGAGTACGAAGGTCTACGTTAATGGGATGGTGGCTAAGGGAGATGAGATTACGGGGACGGACTATTTTAAAGTGCCACCCGGAACAACAGAAGTGCAGTTCTGCTATTCTTCCTTTTCATCTCCACCGCCACAGATTAAAGCGAAAATACGGGAGGTGTATTTATAGTGGATAACATCAGGATCGCGATTTTAAGCGCGAATAACACACCAGTAGCATTTATGGACAACGGGCATAAAAAGTCCATGCACTACTGGGGAGATGAGCTGCACGAATACTTGCAGGGTACGGCGAATACTTATACTTTTACGGTAAATGCAAAGCATCCAGACGCGCAGCATGTCAAAGCTGGGAATAAGGTAGCATTTACTTACAAGGGGAAATCATACTACTTAAACATTGTAAATACAGACCAAACAGAGCAGACAATCACTGCCACGGCATGGTCGCTGTCGTTTGAGTTAATCAATGAGGATGCCGGAGAGTACAAAGCCGGAAAAGCAATGAGCTTTGAGGAGTACCTTGCCGTTTTTGATGCTGAGAGAACACTAAAACTGGGTCTCAACGAGGTGTCAGATAAGCGGATCACCAACGAATGGACCGGTACAAC